AAAGAAGGGTTTTAAAAATCTTTAAAGATATATAAAAGAATATATTATATTTATTTATATACCTTTTAAAAAACTTTAAAAGTATTATACACATCATTAAGAAATATTTCTATGAAATAATACCAAAGAATAACGTAAATAATCATAGTGTGCTTTTGAAACTTGAAAACTATTTAACCACTTAGAATCTTTAGTGGTTAATAAATTGCACCAGTTATCCCATAATGTTTCTGTACCTGTAGTTTTACAGAAAGAAATATATTTAATTAATGTTGATGTCTTTAACACATCAGATTTTATTCCCTTCTTTATAGTAAAATCTTTGGTATTAATACCATATAATCTTTCATTATGTACATCAATACAACCTACTAAACCTGCTGTAAGTTGACAAACAAACCCTGCTTTCACAGTATTAAAACCTTTAATCTGCATGAATAACTGCATAAGTTTCATAGATTTGAAGTCATCACTTAAATCAGATTCTATTATAGATATATACGAATCGTACAACAAATCTTTATTCTTCATAATATATTTATAGGCATCCAACTTCCAACCAAATAAATATTTAGATTTAGTTTTATTGCTAACCACATCTTGTAATTGTTCACCAACTAAACTCCATCTTTGGCGAATAGACAACAATACCATTAATAAAACTAAAACTAAATGTATTGCAGATTCTTTTGCAAATTTCTGAGTACCATTAACTGAGTGTGTTTGATATTCCATACAATTAATCCTCATCATCAAAGTTAAAGTCCCAACAAGTATCGCAAAGATACATGCCGTTGACATTGCCCATTATAAGTTCTCGTTGTGAAGGAGTCAAGTTAGGGAACACATCCTGAATTAATTTACGATCATAAATATATGAATTCAACTTATCTAAATTAACTTCAAGACCGTGAACCTGCTTACAATTGTTGCACTCTGCTTTCACATATACATTGTCTGACATGGCATCGCCTCCTGAGTTTAAAAGATTTTATAAAACCCTTCATAAAGAAGAAGGGTTTTAAAAATCTTTTATAACATTTGAAACCCTAAATACAAATCCATAATCCTAACAGTAAAGTAGCCTACAATTGTTAAAGTTACATTTAAACCTGTTAACAATACAATTAAATTAACTGTGAAATCATCTTCATACTTCATTAAATCGCTCCTCTATTATTTTAATTGATTCATGTACTAACTTAAACAAATCCGAAAGCACTTGAATTTGTTTAGTGTTAAGCTCTGATTTTTCATCAATCAGCATAACTAATTCATTTAAATGATTCACTTGTTCATCAACTGTCATAACAATCTCCTAGATCCAGTTATTATCTAATGCAAAGTTAATAAAAGTTAACACACACATTGCAAATAAAAATAAAGCAAATTCATCTTTTAAAATATATTTCATTAATGCTCTCCATTTAGGATCATAACATAATTTAAAATAAAAAAAAAGGGGCTTTCGCCCCGTAGTATTTACTTCTTGGATTGTTGTTCTTGAAGTGCAATTACCATTTGAATTAATTGATCTTTGGTAATATTATTCAAGTTCTTGGTTGGTTTAGCTTTAGCAGTTAACTGCTTTGGCTTAGTTTGAACTTGCTTGGAAATTTCCGAAGGAATTTTCTTAGCAACTCGCCAAGCTTGAATCTGGCCATTAGTAACTGCTTTGGCCTTGTGTTGCTTGTAGATTATTGCAGTAAAGGTTCTAGCATCTTTCCAGAAAGAATTAGAACCATTAGTATTACCCTTCAGTTCTGAGAAGTAACGTCCTACACCTTTCATCTGGTTATAAGATGCAGTCTTATCAGTTGGAAGAGTGCTGTAGTCAAAAGCATTTTTTTGTGTCGCCATAATCATTCTCCAAAAGTTTCCAAGGTTGTTGAGGATTTTTTTAAGGTTTTCCTAACCCTCATAAATGAGGGGTTAGGGAAACCGTAAAAAATCCTCAACACCCCCAGATCCCCTAAACCTAAAAGGTTTAGGGGATCTGTCCCAGCCAAAATTGCAAGCTTTTAACAATGTTGGAGGTTATTGAGATTGTTGAAGATTTTAAAGAATTAGGTAGTAATTATTAGATATTCTTGAAAATCTTCAAAGTGTAAAGCACTTTGAAGATTTTTATCGGGGCACAAGATTTAAAATATATTTTAAATCTTGTGAAATTTCGAAGATCTTTAAAATCCCATAGGATTTTAAAGATTTGGAAGTTCCTACCCTTCTTAGGTCTATAACAATTCTTCGAATTGTTAAAGACCTTTGAAGGGTAGGCAGGTTGCCACCCCCCACTACCCCTATATATACTAATATGTATACATTTTTACAGGAAATGAACGTAAAGTAGATTGGGGCGCAGCTTCAAAGGTCTTCAAAGGGGAGAATAGGTATGTACCCGGTGGGCTACATAGTCTATTATACACATTTATTTTCATTTTGTCAAGATAATTGTTGACAAATTTGTAAATCAGGTGTATACTATAGAATATGAAAAAAGAATTGACAGTAAAACAGAAAACATTTCTTGACAGTCTTATAGAATGTGAAGGAAACGCTAAACAAGCAGCAGAACTTGCAGGTTATGCGGAGGGATCGTACACATCTGTAGTCAAAAGCCTTAAAAAAGAGATACTAGATATATCAGAAGGGATACTGGCACAGAACGCTCCCAAAGCAGCCATGAAGCTTGTCAATATCATGGATAGTGATGAGCCTATACCACAAGCTAACATACGCCTACAGGCCGTACAGACGCTTTTAGACCGTGTTGGGCTATCAAAGACCGATAAACTCAATTTAAATGTTGAAGGAAGTAATGGTATATTTATTTTACCAGCTAAATCCGAAACAATAATAGAAGGTGAGTATGAAGAGGCGAACCAGTAGCACTATTCCTTTTGGATATAGGCTTACTGAAGATAATCTTTTGGAAGAAATACCAGAAGAACAAAAGGCATTAAATAAAATAATACCTTTAATTAAAACTAAATCTATTTCTTTGCGTGAAGGAGCAACTTGGATTGAATATGAAACAGGACGTTATCTTTCACATATGGGTTTAAAACAAATAGCTAATAAATATGAATGATTGGGAGGTAAACCCTGATGCTTATCTTCGGGATTCTGTGTCGGGCGAATTATTACTCAAGGTTGACGGAACTCCGAAGAAAAAACCGGGCCGTCCAAAAGGTTCAAAAGGCAGAGGTTACAACTACCACTCAGAAACAAAAGCAAAACTTACAGCAAGACGTACAGTTAAGAACAAAGAAAAAAAGTTAGCGCAGGTACGCGCTCAATTAAGAAACAAGGAAGAGTCTTTAGAAAAGTCCAAAGCATCTTTACAAAAGATAGAAGGGACAGAAGCTAAAACAGCAGGTAAGATCGTTGACAACATCAATGATCTGCCAGAATCTCTAAAGACGGTGGCAAAAGAGAATGTCATATTTAGTCCTAACGATGGGCCACAAACAGACTTTCTAGCCGCTTCCGAAACAGATGTTCTTTATGGAGGCGCGGCTGGTGGAGGCAAGTCCTACGCGATGTTAGTAGATCCCCTACGCTTCGCGCATCGGGCAGCGCATAGAGCATTAATCCTGCGACGTTCTATGCCAGAGCTACGCGAATTAATTGATAAGTCACGCGAACTCTACCCGAAAGCCTTTCCCGGTTGTAAGTACAAAGAAGTAGAAAAGCTTTGGAACTTCCCATCGGGAGCTAAAGTAGAATTTGGATTCTTGGAACGTGATGCAGACGTATACCGTTACCAAGGACAAGCATACAGTTGGATAGGGTTTGATGAGATTACACACCTGCCGACTGAATTCTCGTGGAATTATTTAGCGTCACGATTACGTACAACAGATAGTAATATAACACCTTATATGCGTTGTACGGCAAACCCCGGTGGAATAGGCGCACATTGGGTAAAGAAAAGATATGTTATGCCTTATGCACCCAACGAATCTTTCAGGGGTGACGATGGCTTAACAAGAAAGTTTATACCGGCTAGATTGTCAGATAATCCTTATTTATCTTATGACGGCAGATATGAACAGATGTTAAACGCACTACCGCCTACACAACGTAAACAATTACTTGAAGGTGATTGGGATGTTGCGGAAGGTGCTGCGTTTACAGAGTTTAGTAAAGATTTACATATCATTGAACCTTTTGAACTTCCTATGTATTGGGAACGTATAAAAGGCATTGACTATGGATACGCAAGCGAATCGGCTTGTGTTTGGGGTGCAATAGATGATAGCGATGGCACTTTAATTATCTATAGAGAACTATACCGTAAAGGTATGTTAGCAACAGAATTAGCTACCACTCTTATGCAAATGGAAGCATATGATCCGTTTAGCGTACCCGGAGTATTGGATACAGCTTGTTGGGCTAGGACAGGGATGACCGGGCCAACCGTAGGAGAAACACTTGTTAAAGCTGGACATAAGCTAAGACGAGCAGATAAAAATAGAGTAGCAGGTAAAGTTCAGATACATGAATACTTAAAAACACAAATGAGTGGAAGACCAAAGATACAGATTTTTAATACATGTCCAAACTTAATTCGTGAACTACAAAGTATTCCACTGGACAAAAATAATCCTGAAGATGTAGACACGCATGCTTCGGATCACGCATACGATGCATTAAGATATTTGATTATGTCAAGACCAAGAATCAACGATCCGATAAATCAAATGCGAAGTTTTAAACGAGAAATTAACTTTCAACCTTCTGATTCAGTATTTGGATATTAATATGAAAAGAATGAAATATAATAATGGTGGTGGAGCTACATATGTAAAAGATATTGGTGATTTAGAAACTAAATCTAATATACATTTACAAGGAGCAAAAACTGAATTTAAATATCCTCTTTTTAAAGGTATTGATATACGACATGAAGTAGCAAGAGATTTTAATACAGGTCAAAATAGACGTAAAACATCTGTAGGTAACGATGTTTTTAGACTTGAAAAATCTAAAGATTTTGTTGGATTGAAAGTTCAAAAAAATTTTTAAACATTTAGGAGAATTCATATGGCAAATCCCGTAGTAGATATTAGAGATTCAGGACGAAGCACAGCAAGTATACATGATGTACGTGCTTTATCCGACAACAACTGTCATTCATGGACATCAGCAACAACAGGTACAATAGCAGTAACAGCCGATGCCACGTATGATGTAACATTCACACAACCTGCTGACACAATTATTCGTAACTTGATTGCAATACCTGCTGGTAATATTGTTACCGCTGGAGCATCAGGTGATGATGTAGATTTTGATTTAGGTACTTCCGCAGGTGGTGGTCAAATAATTGATGAAGAAGCTATTCTTGATGATGGTGGTTCAGCCGTAACATGGACAGCTAATGCACCGTTATATCTTATTCAAGATTCACATGGTCATGGAGCTAATGCTTTTGTAAGCACTAGTGTTACTGCTGGTGTTGTAGGTGGCCCTGCAACAAGTGAAGCTATTGTAATTGCAGGAACTTTGTATACAGCTTCAGCAAGGACTTTACATGCACGATTAAAGCCTTTAGCAAATAACTTAACTACAGCAGCTACAACAGTCACATACTTAGTGGAGTTTTTACATCTTGGTGTGTTGCCTGATTAATAAAAACGAGAACAGGGTATTTCGTAAGTTTAACACATATGGCATATACGTCATATGTGTTATAACTATTTTAATAATAATACAAGCAATAAAAGTAATATAAATTATGCCTGAAAATAAATTTGTAGAAAATGCTGATAATGTATATTTTGAATCTGTTGAAGATGAAGATGGACTTAATTTAAATTTAGAATCTGCTTTAAAATCAAAACTTGCTGGATTAGTAGAAGCACGACATGCTGCTTCTGAATCATCTAGGGATACGGATGAAAGTAGATGGATAACTGCTTACCATAATTTTCGTGGGATCTATCCTAAAAATGTTCGTTTCCGTGAATCGGAAAGATCAAGAGTATTTATAAAAATTACAAAGACTAAAGTTCTTGCAGCTTTTGGTCAGCTTGTAGATGTTATATTTGGAACTGGAAAGTTTCCTATTGGAGTCACACCTACTATTCTTCCTGAAGGTGTATCAGAATATATGCATCTTAGTAATCAAGAATCTCCAAACCTTGAAACAAGTGCAGCAACACCCAATAGTGTTACTGATGAAATGACAGAAGATTTAAGTATTGGATATCAGGGTGATGGTAAAGTTCTAAGACCCGGAGCTACGTTAAGTAGCGGTAAAGGAGTATTTGAAGAACTGTCTGATGAAGATGCAAATATTTCTTTTGAAGAAGGGCCAAATCCAATTCCCGGTATACCAACAATTTCTCCAGCTAAAGAAGCTGCAAGAAACATGGAAAAACTTATTCACGATCAAATTGAAGAATCAAATGGTTCTAGTGAATTACGTAATGCACTTTTTGAATCTGTACTTTTTGGTACAGGTATTGTTAAAGGGCCGTTTAATTTTAATAAAACATTAAACCGTTGGACTGAAACAGAAGAAGGAAGAGAATATACGCCTGATTATGTACGTGTTCCACGTTTAGAATTTGTAAGTATATGGGATTTCTTTCCTGATCCTAATGCAACCTCCATTGAAGAATGTGAATATATAGTACATAGACATAAACTTAATAAGTCTCAATTAAGAGCTTTAAGTAAAATGCCTTATTTTAATAAAGATGAAATACGTGAAGCTTTAATGCTTGGCCCTAACTACGAAGAAAAAGATTATGAGCATGAATTAAAAGACTCACATCAAAACGATGATCTTGCTATGTCTAAGTTTGAAGTATTAGAATATTGGGGAATGATGGACATAGACTATGCTAAAGAAATAGGCATGGAACTTCCAGAAGAAATAGATGAGTTAGATGAGATTCAAATTAATGCTTGGGTTTGTAACGGAAAAGTATTAAGAGCAGTAGTCAATCCTTTTTCTCCAGCACGTTTACCTTACAATGCATTTCCATATGAACGTAATCCATATTCATTCTTTGGTATTGGCGTAGCAGAAAACATGAATGATAGCCAACAGATTATGAATGGTCACGCACGTATGGCTATAGACAACCTAGCACTAAGCGGTTCATTAGTATTTGATATTGATGAGACTATGCTTGTAGGTGGTCAAAGCATGGAAATATACCCCGGCAAGGTATTTAGAAGACAGTCCGGTATGCCCGGACAATCTATACATGGCGTTAAATTTCCAAACACATCTACAGAAAACATGATGATGTTTGATAAATTTAGGCAGCTTGCAGACGAACAGACAGGTATACCTAGTTATTCACACGGCATGACAGGCGTTCAAAGCATGACACGAACAGCTTCAGGGATGTCAATGTTATTAGGTGCTGCAAGTTTAAATATAAAGACGGTTGTAAAAAACCTAGATGATTTTCTTTTAAAACCTCTAGGTCAATCATATTTTCAATGGAACATGCAATTTTTTGAAGGCGATTTAAACATAGAAGGCGATTTAGAAATTAAAGCTATGGGAACAAACAGCCTAATGCAGAAAGAAGTTAGGTCACAACGTCTTACTATGTTCCTTCAAACGGCACAAAATCCTGCTATTGCACCGTTTGTCAAGATGTCAAAACTTATTAGCGAACTAGCTTATAGCTTGGATCTTGATCCAGATGAAATACTTAATAATGAAGAAGAAGCAGCACTAGCTGCTCAGATAATAGGAATGCAAAATAATGTTGGACAAGAAACTGGCGAACAAGCTGGCCCCGGTGGTGAACAACCCGGAGCTATGGGAACCCCTGAAGGAGCTACTGGAGTACCAACGGATGTTGGCGTTACAGGAACTGGTGGTGGCAACATCGGAACAGGAAATGTTCCGCAAGCAGGGGAAGGTGAATTCTCTGGATAAGTTAATGCAGTTACCTGATATAGTTAAACAACGAAGGAAGGAAGATTAATATGAAAAGTCTAATGGTTCCAAGAGAACAAGCAGGTGTTGGTAGGCTTATTACAAAACCAATACTAAAAGGTATAGATAGCATAAAAAGTTCTTTTACTGAAATTCAATTAAATGATATTAAATCTAAACAAATTGATAATGTTCAAAGAAATATGGAAGCTACTTTAGACTTAGACGAAAATATTATAGAACCATCTTTAGATGATGTAGAAAGAAAAATGAACGAAGTCAATAAAAGATTTAATTTTTATTTTGTACAAGATGATAGTGTACCAAATAAAAAAGAAGCTATTGAAAGAACTGCATTAGATTTTGAAATAAATAACCAAGCTGTTAAAGCTATTGTTGAAGGAGGTGGAACAAGAGCTAGAAAAAGTAGATTAGCACCTCCCACCGCATTACAACAAAAACAAATAGAATTAGCAAAAGATACTAAATTAGCACTAGACGTTGATACAAAAGGTAGAATAAAAGGAGGCGTTGCAGTAGGTGTTCCAGCCATATTAATGACACTATGGAATAGTAATAATGATAAGCCGCCTACAGAAGAACAACTTACTGCATTTGGAAAAGCAGTAGAAAAAGCTAAAGCCGACAATGTAGAAGTTTTTACTTTTACAAATTCTGAAACTGGAATAAAAGAAGTATATAATATACCTGCTGGTGAAAGAGCCATGAGACAAGGTAAAAATAAAGGCGGTAAATTTCCAGATTTAAATAAAGATGGTAAAGTTACTCAAGCTGATGTTCTTAAAGGGCGTGGTGTATTTCAAGAAGGCGGTGAAATGGCTATGCCTCCTGAACTTATGGAACAAGATGTTCCAGTTGATACCTATCCAAATATGACACCTGAAGAAGAAGCAATGCCTGTTGCTTCAGATGAACAAATGCAAGAAGACTATGTTGATTATGTAACAGCAGAAGTCTTAACACAAGACGAACAAAATTATTTAAATTCAGCATTAGATAATGATCCGCAACTAGAAGGTATTTTAGATAAGGTTGTTACTTATGCAGCAGAATTTACTGGTGAAGGGGAAGTAGATGGCCCCGGAACTGGTATATCAGATTCGATACCTGCAAGGTTATCGGACGGTGAGTTTGTAATCACCGAAAAAGCAACAGACCAGATCGGTGCTGACAATCTGCAAACGATGATGGACGAGGCAGAACGTGCAGCCGATGGTGGAATGATGCAAAAATATGCACTTGGCGGTGCTGTGGATAATCCCATGCTAGGTGGAGCAGTTAAAGATACTACTCCGCTGATGGATGAAAAAACCGGAATGTATGGAACAACACGGCAAGACGATGAAATGAAAAAGCAAATGATGTACGCTAATCGTATGCCAAGCATAATAGGACGATAAGGCTACCTGATATTCAGCCCCTTATCAATTTTTAACCTAGAGGCCACCTTGTAAGTTCAAGACCCTATATTAAAAAAAGCGCATTTAATATAGCTACCTTGATAAAAGACAAGCCCCAAAAGGAGAGCGATATGACTGACGAACAAATGGAACCAGAAGCAAATCCGTACAACGCAAAGAAAGAATATCATAATAAAGATGGTATGAAAGCAATGCAAAGTGCTGATTCATTATTTTATGAGGAACCAAAACAAGAGGCTACTTCCGAAGAAGAAGATGGAACCCCTCAAAAGAAACCTCGTACTAACTATAAAAAAAGGTATGATGATTTAAAAAAACATTATGATAGTAAGTTATCTGAATTTAAACAACGAGAACAAGAACTACAAGCAGCAGCGGAAAAAGCATATCCTAAATATCAGCCGCCAAAAAGCGAAGAAGATCTTGAAAAGTTTAAAACAGAATATCCAGACTTATATGAAACTGTAGAAACAGTTGCCCACATGCGAAGTGAAGAACAAGTTTCAGCACTTCAATCTAAACTACAAGCTTTAGAAGAACGTGAAGCAACTATATCTAAAAGAGATGCAGAAGCAGAACTACAAGCTAGGCATCCTGATTTTGAAGACATAAGAGGTGATGAAAATTTTCATGGGTGGGCCAAGACTCAACCAGAAGATATTCAAAATTGGATATATAACAATCCTGATAATGCTACTTTAGCTAGTCGTGCAATTGATTTATATAAGTTAGAAAATAATATAGCTATTCAACCTTCCAAAAAGTCGGCAAGATCGCAAACTTCACGTTCAGATGCAGCATCAATGGTTTCAACTAAAACAACAAATGTTGAACCACAGCAGCCTAAAATCTGGACACAAAGGGAAATTGCATCTTTATCCATGAATGACTATGATAAATACGAAGAAGAAATTGATCTAGCTGTTCGTGAAGGGAGGGTGCGATAATTTTTGTCTAAAAAATTAAAGGAGCTAAACAATGGCTTATAATCAATCAGATCAATATTTTGAGCCTAGTACAGATACTAATGCTAACTTTGCAAACTCTGTATCTACACAGGCTAATTCATACTTCCTACCTGCTATTTATAGCAAAAAGGTGCTTAACTTTTTTAGAAAAGCATCGGTAGCTGAAGCTATTACCAATACAGACTATGCTGGAGAAATCACGGCTTACGGAGATTCCGTCAAGGTAATCAAAGAGCCTGAAATCACAGTATACCAGTATGAAAGAGGAGCAGATGTAACGGCAACTAAACTAACAGATGCAGAAGTTAATTTGGTTGTTGACACAGCAAACGCTTTTAAGTTCATCGTAGATGACATTGAAACTAAGATGTCACACGTAAACTTTAAAGAAGTAGCGTCTTCTTCAGCAGCTTACGCATTGCGTGACGCTTATGATGAAGGTGTTATTGCTACTATGTTTGCAGGTGTATCAGCATCTAGCCCGAATCATATTCTTGGTTCTGATAACGCAACTGACCTAGCGGCTGGTACTTTTGACGGTACTGGTAACTTGGATATCGGTTTTGCTTCTGGCGAACACGACCCTATTGATGTACTGTCACATATGGCACGTTTGTTAGATGAGCAGAATGTACCAGAAGAAGGACGATGGTTCTTAGCTAATCCTGAGTTTTATGAGCAGCTAGTACAAAGTTCTTCCAAGCTACTTTCGGTAGACTATAACGCTGGTCAAGGTTCTATTCGTAACGGTTTAGTATCGTCTGGAAAGCTACGTGGTTTTGACATGTACAAGACTAACAACATTGCATCTACTACCAATGCGGCTGGTAAGTGTATTGCTGGTCATATGTCTTCAACATGTACAGCGCAGACTATTACTAGTACCGAAGTAATTCGTGACCCTGATAGCTTTGGTGACATCGTGCGTGGTTTGCACGTTTATGGAGCTAAAGTAATGCGTGGCGAAGCTTTGGTATCTGCCTTCTACGGTATAGACTAAGCTATAGCAACTTGGGGGCTTAACGGCCCCCTTTAATTTCTAAGGTAAAAATATGGCACAAATTGGAAGCGAAGCAAACCCAATGATGTTTAGAAAAGCAATTGTAAGTAAAGAAAGTAGATTTCGTAAAGGCTTTGATAAAGATAAATATCAAAGCAATTACGATAGAATATTTAGAAAGGGAGCAAAGACTAATGAAAAAGGATAAGAAAAAAGATATGTATATGGGAGGAGGCTACGCTCGTCAAATGAAACGAGAAGGTGGTCAAGCTGATTATTCTTCTATTAGAGACATGGCTCTTTCATGTGAGAAAAAAACAGGCGGTGTAAGCACAAAAAGTAAACCTACTGAATCCTAATGGCAACTTATCTTAATCTAACAAACGAACTACTACGTGAAATGAATGAAGTTGTTTTAACTTCATCTGATTTTAGTTCAGCAGTAGGTATTCAACAACATGCTAAAGATGCAATTAATAGAGCATATTTAGATATTGTTAATGAAGAACCACAGTGGCCTTTTTTAGCTACGGCTGAAAGTGGTGCAACTGATCCGATGTATGGTAATGCATATATTGAAACTACTGCTAATACACGTTGGTATGAATTAAAACCAGCAAGTTCTAGTATTACAACTGATTATGGTTATATAGATTGGGATAACTTTCTTTTAACAACTGTTGGGGTTTCTGGTGAATCAGCACCTTTTGTAGCACAGAACTTACGTTTTGTAACTACAGAAGAATGGAAAGATAACTTTCGTTTATCAGAAAATAAAGATGATGCTGGTGATGCAAACGGTGGAGAACCCCGAAGAATTATTAGAAGTCCTGATGCACGTAAGTTTGGATTAAGTCCTATACCTGATAAAGTATATCGTGTATGGTATTATGCATATGACTTACCGACTGAACTTGATGCTCATGGAGATTCAACAGTTTTTCCAGATTTATATAAACCTGTATTATTAGCCAGAGCTAGATATTATATACACCAATTTAAAGAAAGCCCACAATCAGCAGCGTTTGCATTAGAAGATTATAAGCGTGGTTTAAAACTTATGAAGTCAAATCTAATGGAACCTGTTCCGTATTATATGAAAGACGATAGGATGCAATACGTATAATGTCTCAAGCATTCGGCTTTAGTTGTAAAGGCGGTTTAAATACAAACTTAAATCAGTTTGAATTATTGCGTACACCCGGAGCAGCAACAGAACTACGAAACTTTGAAGTAGATTCTGATGGTGGTTATAGGCGTGTTAATGGCTATGTAGCATTTGGTGATGCAAGACCAAACAGTTCTAATAGAGTTTTAGGAATAGCTGTGTATGGTGATGGGATTATTGTATGTTCAGGAACTAATATTTATTTTACTCTTGATGGCGATACATATCTTCAAATAAATAGATCAAGTGTAGATTCTGGTGGAGATAATTATTCTACTTTTACTGGTAGATCTACTTTAACACGAACAGCACAAGGACAATGTTCTATTTCAATATTTGAAGGTGCTACAACATATGGTGAAGTATTTATATGTGATGGCGCAAACAAACCTTTTTATTTTAAAATGACAGGTTCAGGCGCATTAAGCGGCAGAACTTATTTTGCTAAAGAAGTAACTGTAAGTAGTACAGTAGCACCAACAGTAGGTGTAATACATGACAAACATTTTGTAGTAGGTGGAGCAAGTTCAACAGCGAATACGATTTACTATAGTGGTACTTTAGATCCAGATGATTTTACATCGACAGGATCAGGAACAATACAACTTGAAGATCAAGTAATAGGATTAAAAAGTTTTCGAAACGAATTATATATTTTTTGTACAAACAGTATCTTTAAACTATCAAACATAAACAATAGTAGTACAGTTGTAGTAACACCAGTAGCAAAAAACGTGGGATGTTTAAGCCATTACAGTATACAGGAAATAGGAGGTGATCTAGTTTTTTTAGCACCAGATGGTATTCGTAGCGTTGCAGGTACAGCACGAATTGGTGACGTTGAATTAGGATCTGTTAGTAGACAAATACAATCTGTTATATCTGATATTGCAACCAGTATTAGTGGTTTTAATATATCAAGCTGTGTATTAAGAAGTAAAGCTCAATATAGATTATTTTATTCTTCTTCTACAGCTTCGGTTGCAACATCAAAAGGTATAATAGGAACATTAACACAAGAAGGATTTCAATGGTCAGAAACAAGAGGTATTCAAGCTCCAGCGTTAGTTTCTGATTTTAATTCAGATGGCGTAGAAAAAGCATTTCATGGCGATAACGATGGTTATGTTTATACGCATGATTCAGGTAATGCATTTTATTCAGGAGGTTCAGCTTTAGATATTGAAGCTAAATATCAATCACCTAATTTTGACTTTGGTGATGCAGGAACACGTAAAACATTAAAGTACGCAAAAATTTCAATAACTCCAGAAGGATCGGTAGAACCTTCGTTTAGAGTTCGGTATGATTATGAAGATAATAATATACCTCAACCATCTGAAACAAACATAACAAATATTCTACTACCTTCTTTATTTGGTAGTGGTATATTTGGAACGTCACAGTTTGGAGGATCAACAGATCCAATGGTAAGAAAAACAATTACAGGTAGTGGACACGCAGCAAATTTTAGAATTCGTAGTATTGATCAAAAATCATCATACTCTATAAATGGCATGTATATAGATTATGTACCTTCAGGTAGGAGATAAATAATGGCAGGGACTAGTTATACAAGACAAAGTAGTATGTCAGATGGCGATACTATAACGGCTGCTTTGTTCAACAATGAATTTAATCAATTATTAAATGCATTTTCTTATGCGTCATCTGGTACAACAGGACACCAACATGATGGTGGAGCAGGTGAAGGCGGTAATATAGAAGTAATTGGTGATGCCGATTTTCTTAATAAGATAGTTGTTGATGGAACTAACAACCGTTGGGGATTTTTTGTAGAAGTTTCTAGCTCTGCCGTAGAACAAATACGAGTACAAGATGGAGCTATTGTTCCTGTAACTGATAATGATATTGATTTAGGAACTAGCTCTTTAGAATTTAAAGATGGTTACTTTGATGGCACAGTATACGCAGACGCAATAAACTTTAATGGTACAGCGATTAGTGCAACTGCTGCCGAATTAAATATAATGGATGGTGTTACATCTACAGCAGCAGAATTAAACATACTAGATGGCGTAACATCTACGGCTGCTGAATTAAATATTGTAGATGGTGGTACATCTGCTACATCTACGACACTTGCAGATGCAGATCGTGTAGTAGTAAATGATAACGGTACAATGGTACAAGTAGCACTAACAGACTTTGAAACTTACTTTGAAAGTGCATTAGATACACTAAGTAATGTAACGACTGTAGGTGCATTAGGATCAGGATCAGTTAGTTCTGGTTTTGGTAACATAGATATTGGTTCATCTAACTTAACGGCTACTGGAACTATATCATTAGGAGCTACATCTTTTAATGATCAGAATATTACAAATGTAGGATCAATACAATTAGACAGTATTGCAGGTGATGGAGATACAAATACATCATTAACCTTTAGTGGTTCTGATGTAATTACAATAGCTACTGGTGGCACAACAGCCCTTACAATTGATGCCTCACAAAACGTAACCGTTGCAGGTGACTTAACAGTTACAGGCGATGACATTACAATGGGAACTAATACAGCAGGTAATTTATTAGTTGCAGACGGTACAAACTTTAATTCGATTGCGGTTGGAAGCTTATCAGAAATATCTACGGTAGCTAACGATGATGTTTTTCTTGCAGTTGATACATCAGGTGGTGGACTTAAAAAGATTGCTAGAAGCGCAATTGTTTCAGGACTAGCTTCATCTGGTGCAATATCTAATGTAGCAGATGATTCTACACCACAATTAGGTGGTGATCTTGATATGAATGGTCAAGACATTGTTACAACATCTAATGCTGATCTTGAACTAGCACCTAATGGAACTGGACACGTAACAGTAAAAGGTAATACTAATGCTGGTTCTATACAGTTTAATTGTGAAAACAATAGTCACGGTCAAATAGTTAAAGCTCAACCACATTCAGCATCAGTAACAAATACAATGTTGCTTCCAGCAGGAAGTAGTTCTACTTTAGTATCTTTGGTATCTACTGACACATTAACAAATAAAACTTTAACATCTCCTAAGATTAATGAAGATGTAGCAGTTACTTCAACAGCTACTGAACTAAATGTTTTAGACGGCATTACGGCTGTAGTTGGAGAACTAAATGCACTTGATCTAGGTTCAACAGCAGTTGGAACTGCAATCGCTTCTAAAGCAGTAATACTAGATTCAAATAAAGATTACACAGGTTTAAGAAATTTAACGATTACTGGCGAACTAGACGCAGCTACATTAGATATAAGTGGTGATGTAGATATTGATGGAACATTAGAAGCTGATGCTATTACAATTGATGGTGCAACATTAGCAGAAACTATATCTGATACTGTTGGTGCAATGGTTAGCTCTAATACTGAAACAGGTATAACTGTTACGTATCAAGATGCTGATAATACTTTAGACTTTGCACTTGGAGCAGCACAAACAACAATTACTTCTTTGTTAGCAACTGACATAAAGATTGGTGAAGATGATCAAACAAAGATTGACTTTGAAACTGCTGACACTATTAATTTCTATGCTGGCAATGAGAAACAATTAATATTGACTGATGGAGCTTTGACACCCGGAAGTAATGCTATTGTTGATTTAGGTACAGACGCTTTAGAATTTAAAGATGCGTACTTTGATGGAACTGTAGAAGCCGATGCAATTTCTATAGGCGGTACAGCAATAACATCTACAGCAGCCGAACTTAATATTCTTGATGGTGTAACAGCTACCGCTACTGAATTGAATCTTATAGACGGTGTTACGGCTACTACGGCTGAACTAAACTATTTAGACATTACAACTTTGGGAACTACAGAAGCTTCTAAAGCTGTTACAGCAGACGCTAATGGTGTTGTTAAATTTGACAATGGTATACAAGAAGAAAGCACAGTTGTTAGCTCTAGCTCTAATGCAGCTACAATTAACTTGCGTGATGGTACAGTCTTTACACATACACTAAGCGAAAATGTTACATATACATTTAGCAATCCAGCAGCAAGTGGATATGCTAGTACCTTTGCTTTAAAGGTTACACAGGACTCTTCAGCAAGAACTATTACATGGCCTAATAGTGTTGATTGGGCAGCAGGAACAGCACCTACAATCAGCACAGGTAGTGGAGATGTAGATATGTTTGTGTTTCATACGGTTGATGGTGGCACAATATACTATGGATTTACAGCAGGTCAGGATTTAAGTTAATGAGCTTTGGAGCTACAAAATTATTATCTGCATCAGGCGGCAAAGCTTATGAGATAGATCAGTCTTTAATTTTTAATGCTGCAGATAGTACTTATTTATCTAGAACTCCTTCTTCTGCTGGAAATTTAAGAACATGGACACTAAGTTTTTGGACTAAAAGAACTACGTTAGGTTCATTTCAAATAATGTATAGTGGTGCTAACGGTAGTTCAGGGGCAACGGATTACGGTATTATATATTTTGATGCAAATGATGCTTTAGGATTTTATTACAATAATTCTACTATAGCTTTAACTAACAGAAAATTTCGTGATGTTGGAGCTTGGTATCATATTTATATATTTTTAGATACTACTGCGTCTTCAACTGGAGATAGGTGGGGCATATACATTAATGGGGTTAATGAATCAAGTTGGTCAGAATATAATCATCCATCTCAAAACACAGATATAGCTTTTAATAATAATATTCCAATGAATATTGGAGGAGTTGCTACTAGCTCCAGTTATAGATATAACGGTTATTTTGCAGAGTTTTACAACATTGACGGAACAGTAAAACCTCATACAGATTTTGGAGAAACAGATTCTGTTTCGGGGGCTTGGATTCCTAAGAAGTATGGTGGAGGTTCTTTCGGTACTACTGGTTTTTATTTAAAGTTTGTATCTGGAGCATTAGGGACAGATAGTTCTGGTAGCAGCAATAATTGGACAGCAAATAATTTAGCAAATGCAGATGTTGTACTTGATACGCCTACAAATAATTTTTGTACTTGGAATCCTTTAGATAACGGCAGCACAGTATTGAGTCAAGGTAATTTAAAGTTTGTAAACTCTAGTGGAAATTCAGATACAGGTAATACATTTGCTATCCCACATACAGGTAAATGGTATTTTGAACATAGATTAACTGTTGTAGACGCTTATTATGCAGGTTTTCTTTCAAGAGGCTATACAGCTACGGCTGGATCTTATAGTGGTTTTACAGCATATCAAATTAAATTTGACGGACAATGGTATAATGGAAGTGATTTTGAGAGTTATGCAAGTTCATTCAGCAATGGAGATATTTTAGGATGGGCTATTGATTGTGACAATGGAAAAATATATGTCAGCGTAAATGGAACATTTGCTAATAGCGGAAATCCTGTAAATGGTACAAACCCAGCCGATACTTTTACTGCGACTGATGATTGGAAATTTATAACCTACGGTAACTCAGGTTCACAGTTTGATGCAAACTTCGGACAAAACGGAACATTTAATGGATTGGTAACTGCTCAAGGCAATGCAGATGGTGGAGGAATAGGTAATTTTTATTATGCACCACCGTCTTCATTCAAAGCGTTATGCACAAAAAACCTCCCGACTCAAGCAGTTAAAAAATCTACAGAGTATTTTAATACTGTGCTTTATACAGGTAGTGATGATGGTGCGGTTTCACAAAGTGTTACTGGAGTTGGTTTTGAGCCTGATTTAGTAATAATTAAAAAACGAAATGGAGCTGCAAGCCACGCATGGTGGGATCAGGTTCGTGGAGAACATAAAGGTATAAATTCGGATGGAACTCAAGCTCAAGTTACGGATACATACGGACTTGAAACATTTAATTCTGACGGTTTTACAGTTAGAGAAAGCACTTCTGCACATGGACAAGTTAATACAGGAACGCTTGTAGCTTGGAACTGGAAGGCTGGCGGCAGTTCTACAACAGACGTTACAGAGTCAGGATCAGGGACAAGCAGAATTAATGCAAGTTCACGTTCAGTTAACACTGATTCTGGATTTAGCATAATAAAATATACAGGTTCTAATGACGAAATTTCAAACGGTCAACATACGAAATTAAATCATGGGTTAAGTAAAGCTCCAGATTTAGTAATTATTAAAAATTTAGATGACACTGATTCATGGCTTGTTGCAAGCGAAACTACTGCTTTTAATGATACTGTTTTATTTTTAAATCTAAATAATGCGACTTATGGTAGTTTTTACACTGGAACAACCGATCCTGATTCTACCTATATTTATCTAGGAAATGCCGATCAACTAAACAAGGATGGAGAAAATTTTATTTGTTATGCGTGGCATGAAGTAGAAGGTTTTAGTAAATTTAGCAAATACACTGGAAATGCAAATGACAATGGCCCATATGTTTACACAGGTTTTTCTCCAGCTTTTCTAATAATAAAACGAAC